CTAATGTTAAAAAGCATGTTACACCAATACCATAGAAAATACCAATACCTACATTAGCAAATAAATTACAAGTATTAATTAAAACATTTGAAGAAGTATCTTTAACATCTTTAGCCACTCCTTTCACTTGTTCTTTATTAATTCCATCACTTATTGTTTGTGTGAAATTCTCGAATTCGTTCACGGCATTTTGTAATGATTGCATCTATATCTCCTTTATTTATGTTTATGAAGTAAAGACCTGACAGCAAAAGTGCTATCCATATCAAAACGCTGATTACATAATTCAGAAAGAACATCATAACCAGAGTTGTTAAAATCAAGTTCTTGTTCTTCTGGTAAATGGAGATCAGTTTCTGTCCAAGTACCATCAGATTCTTCTTTGATGAAGTGTGCATTAGCCATTTGTCCTCATGAATTTAATAGGTACATAGATAAACTATAGATGCATCCTCCAACATAACCCCATGCAACATAGTATATAATATGCTTAATTGTCATCATTCTCATTTGTCCTCATTAAATGAAAGATTTACATATTAATAATTATATAGAAAAAGAGGATTTCCCCCTCACAAAAAGGGGGGAAAACCTTAAACATTCACATGATATTGTGGGCAACGACTGATGAGTATAACTAGAAGTATAAGTATGGTGGGATATTAGGTTTCGGTTGCCGGATATTAATATTCTCCTTGCATTGGACGTTCTAAATCCATTATAGGTGAATCTTTTTGTGAAACCATTTCATAACGGTGTGAGTCTAAATGTTGGAATGCTTGCACTGTATTCCAATCCTTTTTATCAATTGAATCCATTACTTGTTTCATTTCTTTCTCATAAGAATCAAATTCCTCTGTAGATCCTAATGAATGGTAACTAGATTCATGTTGATGTAATGCCATATACTTCTGGTCGTATTCCAAACCGATTTCGGAACGATCTTCTATACCTGTCTTAATGTTCACAAAGTCCATCTTTGACATGTTCATCCATTTAGGAAATAAAGCCTCTGGACCTAATTCTATTAGATCTGCATCTTCTGTAAGTATCTCTGGATGCATTTCTCCATAGGTTTTGAATGACTTCATCATGAATTCCATATCCTCATATCTATTTTGTACATTACCTGCTGGAATATGATTGATTACTCTTACTGAGTCTGGATTCTCCATTAACTTATAATGGATTGGTGGATGTTTATAAGTGCTACAATCACTTACATCTGTGTACATAAATTCTCCTCCATGATCTAAAGAAGGAGATAACCTGTAATCGTTATCTGAGTTAAAGTGCATAGTGTCCTTTTATAATGATTGATTTGTTTTTAAATATTGACAAATTGAACATGGAGAAAAGAATCTGAAATTAGGATTTTCTAAAGTACATTTATCATTAATTTCATGTGGTTCTGGTACTGGGTCCATCATCCAACCTTGTACAAATTCTCCATCAACTGCTATTATTGGCATAATATCAATTTCACTTAACAATTGATTTATATTGTTCAATCGATCAATCATGATTTTTGGTTTAACACTAAGCTTATTAGTATCTAATTCATGAATTATTTGATGTTTGCATTCTCTAATTTTAACTGTTTTACCTTTTCTTTTAATTATTGCCATATGTCCTCATATGTTTATGTTAAAGCTCAATAGCGAGCATCGTAGGCACTCTATTGAATGCCCACTGTGCTAACTACGCATCTATAGTGAAGGTTTCAACCTCATGCTTGTGATTAAATACAAATTTACGAATGTCTTCCCATGGCCTAGGTTCTTCTTTAATTAATGTCCTAGGAGTTTTATCATCTGCTGTCCATTCTCTATCCCAAGTTCTCTTAGGTTGTAACATCCAGTTTAAACGAGTTGATGTACGCATAATTGTCCAACTCTCATCTGCTTCTTTTCTAAAAACTGCTGTAGCTTTGCTACCATTAGTAAATTCAAATGTATACTTAGCACATTTCACCTTACTTTTAACAATTACTGGTTCGTCTTTAGGTTCTGGAGTAATCATTTTCATGTACTCTTCACTGGTACATGCTCGTTTGGTTATAACTTCAATTAAATTAGCTCTGGTCTTTTTCTTAAGACCTTTTACTATTGATTCCAAACCCATATCAAATGCCAATGTTAACAAAGAACCTTTTGTTGCTTGACTTAAAATCATACTGTCCTCATTAATTAGAGATTATTATTTAATAAATTACTTACAAAACAGGAATCTATCCTCACAAAACAGCGATAGATTCCATATAATCACTTGTTATCATTAATCCATATCTTTAATACATTCATTGCAGTATATATCTTCTGCTTCATCTATTTCGTTATATACAATAATCATATGTTCATTTACATCTGATATATTTACATCTTTACTGCAATTACCACATTCCCATGTTTTAATACCCCAGAATTTGGCTTTATTTAGATCTATAATCATATTATCTCCTTTTTATGGTTACATTTATTACAGATATATATCTCATCTCCATTATCATATCTGTCATGTATTTCTAATTCAGTTTTTGTGAATTCATATCCACAATTAATACAGATACCTTTACTACTATAATATTCATCTAATGCTAACTCATACTTCTCAGCATCCGTATATTTCAATTCTAATAATTCATTTAAAGTCATAACATCACCTTCTATTAAAGATTAATATAGATAGTGCTCCCATTATTTAGAAGCACTATCGTGATTGATTTCAAAAAGGACATTCATCAACCCAGATGATTTTCCTTCCATCAAACATAGAATAGAAAAACAATTCTAGACAATGCATATCGTCTAAAAGTTCCTCCAATTCCGCAGAAATTGAATCCCAAGAATATTTATCGTGATTCGATGCCATATAAAATGATGCGTTCTGATAAATATCTTCATCATTACATGGTTTATCGGGATACCAACTACAGACATTCCCGATTTGGTTACTAATGTGTTTGGCTTCCTTATAAAGCATGATGTCTCCTTACGGAAAAAGATTAATTAAAAGAGGAAACAAAACAATATCCCCATAACTAAGGATATTTTTTTTTTTCGTTAAATGACTCTAAGGAGGATATATGATCTATACTGATATGCTGTTCCTATTCAAACGAAATGACAGCAAAGACTATGACAAGAGTTGCAAGAAAGAACCTATGTACTAGATGCCTTATTAAGATGGATCATTTGTAATTAACATTCTCAACGAATGGCATACGTCTTGTGATGGCATAAGTTTGTTGACTGTATTCAATATCATCTCTATCTTAAAGTCCTATCAAATACTAGGTTTCAGTTGCTGGATATTATAACTCTATTACATTAATCTTTGCTTATATTACATTACAGATATATATAAGTATTTTATTATATATATATACTTTAGAGATACTGTATATCTCTCGTATGTAGTATCGATTATATAACAATACCTCAGTGTATCTCTCTACTACTATTCCTTATCCTCTTAGCTATATTCTATATGCTGGATGTACTAGCTTTATAACCAAACACACATGATTATCAGTAGTTAGTATTGCATAGCAGATAAGAGATAAGTTAATCCTAGATCACTCTGAATAAGAATCACATGAACACTGCTGTGCCTATGTCTGTACTAAACCCTGCTGTATTAACATCACAATTGAAGACTGTATGGCCTGTACTAAACCCTTTTGATAAAGGAATTAATATCAATAGGCCGGTACGGTATCACATGAATAATGCAGAGCAAGGGGGTGGGGAACAAATTGACATCGTTGTGACAGTAGAGACTACCAACCCCTCTACTTTGGGGTAGTTTTAGTTGTTATAGGAGATAGCTAATTAATGTCTGATTACTACTCTCATGGAACTCCAGTTCCTAATAAAGTTTTAAAAACTGGATTAGGTATCCATATAAAAGAGTCTGGGAAAGAAAGAGCTACATCTTTTAAATTACCACAAGGTAAAAAGGCCGCAATTAAAGCTTTGCGTAAACCCGGGGGGCTGCCTACAGGACTCCCACAAGTATTACTAAAACTTCCCAAAGGGAAAACTTTAAAAGATGTGGCAAAACCGATGATGATAGAAGGGGCGAAAAAATTCCCACTTAATGCTTTAGTAGACCGAAAATATATTGTAGGTGTAAGAGATCCAAATACAGGGGTTTTTAAAAATGCTACGAAAAGTTTAGGAGCAGGAATGTTAAAAGAGATTAGGCGTAAGTTGATGAAGCATATACCTGGAAAACTTAAGAAGACTTACTAATGAGTGATTTACCTAAAGTCAGTAGTTTTGATCCTAGTCATATGGCTAAAGCGATTAAAAAGAAACTAATTAAATTCAGTAAGGGTTATTACAACTACAGGAAACCTTCTGACAATGCATCTCATGTATCTGAGACATATCCGAAGAATCCAAGTTTAAAGAAGATGTTTTTAACTACCAAATACAACTACAGCAACTTAGGAAAGAAGTGAGTAAAATTAATAAAAACATCAAACGTAAGTTATTAGGTTTAAAGAATACGAAGAAGACTTCTCTCTGGAAAGGTAGAGGTGAAGTAGTATCAAATATCATGAAGATAGATAAACAAGAAAAGAATTCTGAAGAAGGTGTAAGACGTCCTAAAGTTCCATCTAAGGCATTAGGAGAGAATATAGACAAAGCACTTAAGTACGGCACTATTGCAGCAAAAGTATTAACTAGATCAGGACCGCATGTAATTGCATACACAGCAGGGCAAGAAGCAATGGGATTATTAACAGGTAAAAAGAAACCTGATCCTAAAAGCATCACAGGATCTAGGACATTGGACGTAATAGCTCATCCTGCACCTTTGATGTACAAAGCAACCAAGGAATATGTAAAGCAAAGAAAGAATTTAAAGAAAGGTATTTTTAAAGATCCTTTTGCAGGAGATATAAGGACAAGATCATGAGTAAAGCAAGCAATGAAATGCGAGAAAGGTTTGTAGATGCATATTGCGAGCATGGAGATGCCCGTAGAGCAGCCTTAGATGCAGGTTACAAGGAAGGTAAATACATTAGTAATCAGGCATGTAATTTAAAAAGGCAGTTAGGTTCCCAGATTCAGAAAAGGATGCAGGAGAAGTTTGTAGATCACACACCGAATGCATTTAAGGCAATGAAGGAATTAATGTCAGATTCACTTTCAGATACTGTCAAGTTTCAGTGTGCAAAGGATTTAATGGATCGAGCAGGTTTTAAGGCAACAGATAAGTTAACAATTGAAGAGGACAAGAAGACAGTACCTGAATTAGAAGCAGAATTAGTGAGTTTAGTAGGCCGAGATAAAGCCAACTTACTACTTAATAAAAAACCGGTATCAAAGTCTGCTACTGCTAATCCTGCTAATTTGGAAGAATCTGGATGGATTGACAACAAACTGGAGAAGCATGAGTTATCAGACACTCTTAACTGATCAGTTGGCTCAAGGAAGCTGCTGATCTAAGGAGGGGTAGGGTTACTTCCTCTGGCCTTACCTCTCCAACCACTGCCTTATGCGAGAATGGAAGATATCCATAGAACAATTGGCTCAGTTGTTTAAGCAAAGAGGAATCAGGAGTACTGAACGAGCATACAGTTTAGCAAACTACGTTCATCAAGAATTAGGCAAGGCTCATACAGAAGGTGATTCTGAGTTGATGAACCTTAGAAGAATTGGAGAGAGATCTTTAAAAGAGAGTGTTAAGCGACATCCACATGCACGTATTGCCTCAGAAGCAATGCAGAAGGTTTGGTTGCGAGAATACTCTGAATCTCCTGCAAGACGGTCCAATGATGGGTTTATTAAGGGTTTGTATGATCGAATCAGTAGAAACTGGTTGTCAAAAGACAAAACTAAGAAAAGTTTAGTTTATAAACAGAATATTGATGCAACAGAATCTGAGAAAAAGGGATCATTAAAGGCAAAAAGAAGTCAATTAGAAGCAGACACGACCAAAACAGCAGGACTAGATCCAAAACAAGTCAAGAATAAGGATAAATTAGTCTCAAAAGACGTTAAGGGAAGTAATGTACGTTCAAAACAAGGCATTATGTGGGATAGAGCATCTGCATTTGAAGTAGATCCTGAAGTTCAACGAAGAGCAATCAAACAATCTAATTTTGAAAAAGATTTAAGACCAAGTTTAGGAACACAGAAATTATCGGAGTTCATTAAAGGAAAACAGGTTGCATATAAGAAGAAATTCAAAGGTGGAGGTAAAAAGCAAGACTTTGCAGGACTTGGTGCAGAAGTTTCAGGACAAAAAATCATAGAATGAGTGATTTAGAAAAAGCCGTAGGCATTTTAACAGAAATAACAGAACGTAGATCCACAAATCGGATTTACGATTATGACCCCTACGGCTACCAAGTGGAGTTTCATAAAGCAAGAGATATGGGTAAGAAAAGAGCAAAACAAAGGCTCTTGATGGCTGCCAACAAAGTAGGAAAAACCTATTGCGGTGCAGCAGAAGTCGCAATCCACGTTTTAGGAGACTACCCCGATTGGTGGACAGGTCATAGATTTGATGCTCCAGTTAAGGTTTGGGCTTCAGGTAATACCACTGCAAATACTAGGGATATTATTCAGGCAGAGCTTCTAGGGGAGCCAGGAGACATAGAAGATTGGGGTAAGGGGTTGATACCAAAAGATAGAATCATTCACACAGACAGGCTTCCAGGCATCCCTAACGCTATTTCTGCAGTTACAGTCAAACATAAGTCAGGAAAGAATTCTAAAATCTGGTTCAAATCCTACGAACAAGGAAAAGAACAATGGATGGGTAAAGCAGTCGATATTGTCTGGTTAGACGAAGAACCTCCTCAAGATATCTATTCTCAAGGTTTAAGAGCGACTTTAAAAACCCAAGGCTTGATATTCATGACATTCACTCCTGAAAAAGGCATGACTAATACTGTTGCCCAATTCATGAATGATCTTAAACCAGGACAACAGCTTTACCATGCAACATGGGATGATGCACCACACTTAGACATAGATACCAGAAATGAAATCCTTGCTGCCCTTCCACCGCATGAAAGAAATATGCGATCAAAAGGGATTCCTATCCTTGGCTCAGGATTGGTTTACCCAATTGACGAAGATGCTATCAAGATACCTTCATTTCAGATTCCAGAATACTGGCCCAGAATCTGTGCAGTCGATTTCGGATGGGATCACCCATTTGCATGTGTATGGGTTGCATGGGACAGAGAAACAGATACGGCTTATGTTTACGACACCTATTCTGTTAGAGCTGAAACACCTGTTACTCATGCCCATTCGATTAAGTCTAAAGGTGCTTATATTCCTTGTGCGTGGCCTCATGATGGTATGCAACACGATAAAGGATCTGGTGATCCTCTTGCTCAACAGTATCGGAGGCTTGGTGTTAATATGCTTGGTTCTCATTTCACTAACCCTGACGGGGGTTTTTCTGTTGAGCCAGGTATTATGGATATCCTTCAAAGAATGCAGTCGGGCAGGTTTAAAGTCTTTGAACATCTTTCCGATTGGTTCGCAGAAATGAGGATGTACCATCGTAAAGAAGGAAAGATCATCAAAGAA